ATAACATAATCATCAAAAAGAATAACAAGGTTATAGAGATCAGAGACTCATTAAAGTTATTGCCTTTTAGTTTAGAGAGAATTGGAAAATCTTTTGGAACTACTCATAAAAAATTGGAAATGGAGTATAAAGGTTATAGGTATAAAAATTGCCCTATCACCCCAGAAGAAAAAGATTATATAAAAAATGATGTTTTAGTTTTAAAAGAAGCCTTGGAAATTATGTTTAATGAGGGTCACAACTCAATAACGATTGGTAGTTGTTGCCTAAAAGAATTTAAGTCATTTTATGATAAAACTGATTATAATAATCTTTTCCCAAATTTGTACGAAATAGAAATTGACGGAAAATACTGTCAAGAGAACGCAGGAGAATATATCAGAAAAAGTTACAAAGGAGGTTACTGTTATCTAAAACCCTCATGCGCAAACAAAATAATAAAGGGAGGACTAACATTAGACGTTAACTCTCTATATCCAAGTATGATGCACTCCATAAGTGGTAATTATTACCCAGTAGGAAAACCAAGATTTTTGGATAATTACTATGAGTTTAAAGAAAAGATAGAACATTCTGAAAAATTTTTATATTTTGTTAGGTTTGAATGCAGATTTAAACTGAAAGAAAATTATCTACCAACTGTGCAAATAAAAGGAAATATGTTATACAAAGGAAACGAATATCTAGTAACATCTAATATATATAATAAAGGTCATTATCATAGGTATTATATTGATTTGGAGGGAAATGTAAAAGAAGCAAGAGTAACATTAACAATGACTAAACCAGATTTTGAAACATTTTTTGAACATTACAATGTTTATGATTTTAAGTTTTTAGATTGTTGTTATTTTTGGAAACAGAAGGGAATCTTTGATGAATACATAGATAAGTACCGTGAGATAAAAATGACATCAAAGGGAGCAAAACGGGAGCTTGCAAAACTTTATTTAAATAATTTATACGGAAAAGAAGCGGCTAGTACAGACAGCAGTTATAAAGTGCCATATCTAAACCCAGACAAAGATTGTGTAAGTTTTGATCTGGTGGAAGAGAAAGAGAAAACACCCGGATATATAGCGATAGGTAGCTACATAACATCTTACGCTCGTAATTTTACAATAAAAGCCGCTCAGAAAAATTATGACAATTTTATATACTCAGACACCGACTCAATACACCTAACCAACTGCACCCCAAAATCTGTGAGAATACACAATAAAAATTTTTGTTGCTGGAAAAAGGAGTCTGAATGGGATAAGGGATTATTTGTCAGACAAAAGACATATATTGAGAGAGTGATAAAAGAGGATAAAGCATGTAAACCAAAAATGGAGATAAAATGTGCTGGTATGCCTGAGAGAGCAAAACAAAATTTTTTGGCAGATTATAGGATGGAGGACTTTAAAATAGGGTTAAGAGTAAAAGGAGCACTTAAACCAAAAAGGATAAAAGGAGGAATAATTTTGATTGATAATTTTTATGAAATGAGGAAATAATATTGACGGATTGTGCATAATATGTTACAATAAGGGTGTAACATATTGCGATTAAAATTAAGAAAAAGGTGAACTAAGATGAAAAAAATCACAAGAAGTATTATCACACACTCTGTGTCTTTTGCCGAAGTAAATGGCACAAATCTGGAAGTTTTTGAAACTAGGGAAATGGCTAATAAGCCGGGGGCACGCATGATCCAGCAGTTATCAAAAGAAAGAAAGAAACAGGTAGTTGTAATTTCTGACGTACCAATCGAGCGCAAATATTCCATGGATGTTGACACATTTATGAAATACGCAGAAGTTGAATACAACGAATTTGCAGATGAAGAACTTGAGGATGAATAGCATAATTTATTAATGATTATATGGAGGAATAAAAATGGGAAATGCAGAATATAGTGCAAAAGTAGTAGAGTCAACAAGAGAATTAACAGGAAAAGAAAGAGTAGCTATAAAAATGTTTACTGACGCACATCAACTCGATGAAGTTACACAGAATTATGAAGATGGTGTTTTAATCAACGTTGACTATGTCGCAAAAGTCGCAGTGCATAATGAAAAAAGCGATAATAAAGACTATAACAAATATATTTATGTAGACAAGGATGGCACAATGTATATATCAGGTTCTGAAACTCTTTACAGAACCTATCAGGAAATCGCGGAAGAAATGGAAGATGAAGATGAAGACTGGGCTATTAAAGTAATCAGGAAAGAATCATCCAACTACAAGGGAAAAGATTTTTTAACTTGTGTAATCGTATAAAATATGCCCCGGAAACGGGGCTATTTTTAAATGTTTCACGCGAAACATTTATAACGAAGGAGTATAGCATGTATTATGATGGCACAAAACTATTATCATTAAAAGACGCTGATGGAAACAAACCGGAAATATACCTATGCGTCGGAAACAGAACAGCAGGAAAGACCGTATTTTTTAAAAGACTTTGCCTAAATAATTTTATACAAGGTAAAGGTAAATTTATACAGCTCTATAGATTTAATTATGAGTTGTCGTCTTGCGCTGATATGTTTTTTAGAGATATAAAACCTCTGTTTTTTAACAACGGTGAACTGATAGCTAGACCAGTAGCCAAAGGTCTGTTTTATGAATTGTATTACAACGAGCAAAGTTGTGGTTTTGCAATTGCATTAAGTAACGCCGATGCACTTAAAAAATACTCGTCTTATTTTAATGAGGTTACAAATGTTTTTCTGGACGAGTTCCAATCGGAAACGAATCACTATTGTGCTGATGAGATCAAAAAATTTCAGTCGATCCATGTGACCATAGCAAGGGGGCAGGGAAAACAATATAGATATACCCGCACCATATTAGCGTCAAATAGTGTGACTATGTTAAACCCATATTACAAGTCAATGGGTATACACAAAATGTTGCGTAGTGACACAAAATTTTTAAGGGGGCATGGCTGGGTTATGGAGCAGACCTTTAATGAGACAGCCAGTAAATCCTTATCTAACTCAGGTTTTGCAAAAGCTTTTGATGATGGCTATTCTGACTACGCCGCTCAAAATGTATATCTTAATGACAACGATAGCTTTATCGAGCACATCAAAGGTAAATGCAGATATATAGCAACAATAAAACACGGCTCAAAATATTACGCAATCAGGGAGTTTTTTGAGGACGGAATTGTATATGTTAATGATAGTCCTGATATGACATACCCTGTAAAATTAACCTTTAAGGCAGACGATCATGAGCAGAACGCGCTAATGGTTAGCAAGTCAACTTTTGTTATGCAATATCTCAAAAAAGTTTTTGAACATGGTCAACTGCGGTTTAATAATTTAGACAGCAAGAATATTATTTTTGATATTTTATCCATATAGGTATCTTTTGATGTCGCTAGTATTTAGTGTGACCCGGTAGCACCGTTTAAAACCGGCGGGTCAACTTGTCCGTCTTGCTAACGTGATTTACTAGGCACATCAATTTCAGATACAAATGGAGCGGGTTTATCCCGCTCCTTTTTTTTGGTACAAAAGTATTAACTTTCATTTTTCATCGTTTTGTGTTATAATAGAGGTAGAATAAAAAGGAAGGAGGTCACTAAATGTCCCCAGCTGATGTTGCGAATATGATAGGCAATTATGGTTTCCCAATCGTTTGTTGTGGTGCGATGTTTTGGTATATGGTAAAAAAAGACGCACAGCACAAAGATGAAGCCGAAAGTATGCGAAAGACAATCGAAAATAACACATTAGTTATCCAGCAGTTAGTAGACAATTTAAAAAGGAGTGATTTAAGTGGCAATTTTAACGCGATCTGGGATGGAAAAAATTTTGCGTCGCATAATGGATAGTGGCGGAATGACAGAAGACATGGAAAGAGATGTGGAACGACTGAAAGATGATTTTGACGAAAGAGAAGGAATATTAAAAAGGTACGGAGAAACGTATGACGGAGAAGATCAGGACGAATACGAGTATAGCGGGCGTGATGACATAAACATTTACACCCCCAGAGAAGAGGAAAAAGACTGGAAGAAAGAATATGACGATTTGAAAGCCAGATATATGGATCGTTTTTTCGGGACTTCCGAAGTAAAAGAAGATTTTAACGATACGATTGAAGAAACAGAAGAAGACGTAAAGCGGGACGGAGAAGTCCAAACTTTTGATGAATTATTAGAAAGAACGGAGGGTTAATATGCCAACTAAACCAAAAGCAACCAAAAATTTAAACGAATTAAATTCTGCCGATATTTTAAACGTCACTCGGAACGAAATAGGTGGTACATACGCGGATCAGGTTCCACTCGCTTTAAAAGAGGGTGACGAGGTTAACGGGGCTAAAGTCACAAAAGAGCAGTCTTTACAGTCACTTAGAGGTATCGGTGATATTATCATGCAGTATCAGCCATTACAAAACGCATTTTTATCAAACCTTGTTAATAGGATTGGGAGAGTCATTATCACATCGCGACTTTATGAAAACCCCTGGGCAGGTTTTAAAAAAGGATTACTAGAATACGGGGAAACTGTTGAAGAAATTTTTGTGGAAATTGCAAGACCTTATCAGTTCAATCCTGAAAAAGCTGAAACTGACCTTTTTAAAAGGAGAATCCCAGACGTACAGGCGGCTTTTCACACGATGAATTACCAAAAATTTTATCCCACAACTGTTAGTAATGACCAGCTTAGACAGGCGTTTTTGTCATGGCAAGGAATTACCGACCTAATTGGTAGAATTATTGAGCAGTTATACACCGGCGCAAACTATGACGAGTTTTTGGTCATGAAATATCTCATCGCAAGATGCGCGCTGGACGGGAAAATATCAACGACAGTTATCCCAACTGTTACAGCAGACAACGCAAGGTCAGTAACTACTACAATGGTAGCATCTGCCAAAAACTTAAGTTATATGTCTGCTAATTATAACTATGCAGGAGTACGCACTTACACAGACCCAAGATATTTGTACACTATTTTAACAACTGAGCTATCCTCAATTTTTGATGTAGAGGTTTTGGCATTGTCATTTAACATGGACAAAGCGGAGTTGATTGGTAGACAGATTGGGGTAGATGGTTTTGGCACTATTGACGAGGAGAGATTACAGGAGATTTTTGCTGATGATCCAAACACAACTTATACTCCGTTTACAGAGGATGAGTTAAACTCACTTAAATCTATCTCAGGATTAATGGTTGACAGTGACTGGTTTATGATCTTTGATAATTACTACAACATGACCGAGGTGTATAACGCAGAGGGTCTCTATTGGAATTATTTTTATCACGTCTGGAAAACATTTTCCGTGTCGCCTTTTAGCAACGCGATTTTGTTTACAACTATTGCACCAGAGATTACCAATGTTACAATATCGCCAACTATAGCAACAGTTGTTAAAGGCGGGACAGCACAATTTATTGGGACAGTAGAGGGTAATGGATTAATAAACAAAAAAGGACACTTTAGCATTGCGGGAGCAGTATCGCCCGGAACAAGCATCAGTGATGATGGTCTTTTGATTATTGCGTCAGATGAGACAAAAACATCTTATAATGTTTTATATATAGCTGACGCTGATCAAACTAAAACAGCAACCGCAACAGTAACAATCACAGGTTAGGGGTAGAGATATGCCAATCACACCGCAATCACGGTTAATATTGATAAACAATACTAGGTTAACTGATTACAAAAATCAGATGGACTTTAAAAATGCGTCCGAGCAATCTCTATACTTTTTGTCTAAAAAATATAGAGAGTATAACGATTTCCAATACTTGCGCAGGGATGGTACGATTGCAGTTCCGGAAAATTACGATAATCTTTACGGATGTGATTACATTATGTTTCAAAACAAAAATTTTGGAACAAAATGGTTTTACGCATTTATACGTAACAAAGAGTACGCAAATGACGATAACACAATAATCACATTTGAGATAGACGTATTTCAGACTTGGCAATTTGACATTGAGTATTTAAAGTCATTTATTAGCCGGTCTCATCAACAGCAATTTTTGTCAGACGGAACCCCATGGTTATCAAACCTGTTTCCTGAGCAAGTTGAGTATGGGCGTGATTATGTTGTGACTCACACCGAGGTGGTCAGTTGGAATACATATTATGTATTAATGTGCTCAAGTGCTGACCTCACATCCGATTTTGGTGATACTGATAACCCCAACCTAAAATCATCAACCGGGGGCACTTTTGATAAAATGCCATCTGTGTTAGATTATTATGTAATTGATAATTTAAATGATAACCCGGCACCAAGGACTGACAGTTTACAAGCAATTTTAGCTGAGCTAAAAGATGTGCCGTGGATAACTCAGTGTATACAATCAATAACCGTTGTACCTGAGGAGGTAGTTGGTAACAACTTTGAGATAGTTAACATGGCATCAGGCAAAAAGATAGGTAGGTTGAGAGACGGTTATAAAAGCTCAAACTTTATACTAAGTAGTATAGACAATTGGTGGAGTTATTTCCCAAAGTATGACAATTCCAAATTATATAGCTACCCGTACAGCTATATAGAAATGACTGCCTATAATGGTAATCAATTTATCATAAAGCCAGAAGCGGTTAATGAGCTGTCAAAACTAGAGCTAGGACTTGTAAATTATGTTGGAGCGTCACCAAGATTAACATACTATCTTAAGTATTATAACGATTTTGGCGATAATGGTCATGAGTACGATGGCCGACCAGAATACGGGGAGTTTTTAGACGCTGGATTATCAATTGCTAATTTTCCACAACTCCCGGTAACTGTTGATAATTATCTGTTATATATGGCTAATAATGCTAATAGTTTTGCTTTATCAAATAGTATAAACAGTTACAATAAAAAAGAAGCTGTAGCTATGGGTGTGATAGAGGGTGGCGCTGGTGCAATCAGCTCTATCTTATCAGGCAATATTGGAGGTACAATTGGATCAATTTATGGTGGAGCTAAAAGTGCATATACAGGGGTCAAAAATAGTGAGATTGCTATACGTCAACAAATGGCAAAAATACAGGACGCTGAGATTGCACCCCCAACACTAGCCGGTCAGACCGGTGGCGATGCATTTAACATCGCAAACGGAATAAACGGAGTCACACTCAAATGGAAAACAATCCGACCAGAGTACGCTGAGAGATTAGAGGAGTATTTTACCAGATATGGATACGTACAAAATAAAATTGAGACTGTATCACTTACAGGTAATCAAAACTTTAATTATATACAGACAACCGGTTGCATCTTAGCGGGTAACATACCAAAAGATGACATAGAGATTTTAAAAAATATGTTTGATAATGGCACTACTATATGGCACACCGAGATAGGTAAGTATAATGATAATCCATGGATCGGAGGGCTAAACAAAAATGGCGAGGAAAAATTATAATAAAGTGTATGGCTATAACAAGGCTATGGATGGATGGAGTAATATGTGGCAAAACAACGTAACATATTTGCATTACTACTATTTTTTAAAAGAGCTGGCCATAAATATGTACAAGTGGGAGGGGTTACCTGACACCATTGATCCAAGATTTTTAGAGTTAACGCTTTTTGAAAACGGTTATGGGCTGTATTTTAAGGATGAGGTTATAGGTGACTTATTTTTGCAATGCACCATAGGCGGAGAATTGGATGTGTATCGCATACCAATTAACCGCATGGCGTACAGTGTAAACGGTTATCAAAATTATAAAACAAAAAACGACTCGGTAATAGTTTTTAACAATTTTTTACGAACCACTACTCATATTGATATCGATATGTTTGCGCAAAAATTATATAACATAAGTAGAGCTATCGATGTAAATATAAACGCACAAAAAACACCAATTTTAATCGTATGCGACGAAAAGCAAAAACTCACAATGAAAAACGTTTATATGCAATATGAGGGTAATGAGCCTTTTATATTTGGCAATAAAAATTTGGATCAAGAGGGTATAAAAGTGTTAAAAACTGATGCACCATTTATCGCAGATAAATTGAGCATCGAAAAGAACCGCATCTGGAATGAGGCTATGTTATTTTTAGGTATTAACAATAATAACATGGATAAAAAAGAGCGCCAGATCAGTGATGAGGTTAACAGCAATCTTGAGCAGATATCTATGTCAAGACAAATCGGATTAAACTCAAGAAGACAGGGTGCAAAAGAAATAAACAGGATGTTCGGAACAGAAATTTCTGTTAATTACAATCCAGAATTAGAAGAGTTGTACAACGCAATGGTTTTCGGAACTGATAACACGGATGAAAATGTTTCACGTGAAACATCTGAAAGTGATGGTGATTTGGATGAGTAAATATACAACAGAGTTACGGTATCTTATTCAATCAGGTTTCGATTTAGGACTAAATGATTATCCAATTTTTGAGGAAAGTTATCGTTCAAAACTAAACGAAAAAATCCTTAATCACTACTACATGCGTGAGATTGGTTTTGAGACGGCAGGATTATTTAAGAGATACTTAAATGTCAAAATGAATGAGATCATGCCATATTATAATCAGTTGTATTTATCAGCCCAGATTGAATTCGATCCCCTTGAAACATATTCCACAAACGAGCAATATGAAAGGGAAACAACAGGGGATAACACGTCTCAAGATGAGGGAGAAAACAAGTCACTACAAAATGATACTCCCATGGGTTCACTACAAGACCCATTTTCAGAAAACTACGCAACAACCTCACAAAAGACGAACGCAACTAATACAACAAAGTTGAATTCTTCTGAAAACGAAAAATATAGTCGTAAGTTGTCTGGAAAAAACGACTCAAAATCTAATAGTCAATTATTAATGGAGTATAGGCAAAGTTTTTTGAATATTGACATGCTGATAATTGAGGAGTTGGATGTACTATTTATGCAACTATGGTAAGGAGGTGACAAAAAATGATTGGTAATGTATATCCGTTTTGGCGTTGCTTTAAAGTTATGCCACTTGTATATGATGAGTCTTTGTCATATTACGAGGTGCTTTGTAAACTCACTTATAAGATCAATGAGGTTATTGAGCAATTATCGTTAGATTATTCTGAGATTTATAAATATATCGATCAACAGGATAAATTTACGTTAAATTCTGCCAATAATTACACAGATTCAAAAGTGTCAGAATTAGAACTTGTTATCAATAACCAATTTACTGTTTTAAGTGATGCTATAAAAAGTGCTGACCAAAAAACAAGATCATGGGTAACAGAGCAGATTACAGATTTAACGATTTGGTTAGAGCAACAGGGCCAATCTATTTATGTGATTAACCCGATTACAGGTTATACTGATACTGTCCAAAATGTGCTTAATGATTTTTATAATTATTTTAACTATTATGCACTTACATGTATTGAGTATGATGGGCTTAATCTTACAGCAGATATGTATGATGCAAAAAATATAACATGTTACCAGTATGATTTTTATGCAAAAAAATATCTGACAGAGGATGATAGATTTTATATGTTTAATCCAGTGACAGGGCAAAGAGTTTTTTACAAAAACGTGATAGACTTTTTAGTGTCCTTGCATAGAGAGGATGCATTAACATGTACTGGATATGACGATAAAAATATCACGACAAGTAGCTATGATAATTATAACATTACAACATATCAATATGACTGGGAGGCAAAAACTATCCTAGTAGCTTAAGGAGTATTATTATGAGCGCAACACAAAAAACAACTAATTACCAGTTACCTATTTTTGTAGGGACTGATATACCATCATGGCTCACTGATTTTAATGGAGCCATGAACAAAATAGACGAAGCTATTAAAGGTGCAAGCACAACTGGTGGAGTAATCCAAGGCTATGTAGACGGTATAAGGGATGAGTTACAATCTAACATCACACAATTAAGCAATAAGGTTAATAATCTTGAGTCAACAATAGCAGGATTAAAATCAACTTTAGAAAATGCACTTGTTATTGGCACCGCGGAGGCAGGAGTAACTGCTGATCAGTATGACAAAATTAAAAATGTCAGTTTTAAATAAGGAGGATTAAAATATGTCACATACAAACAAAACACCAAACTACGATTTACCACAATTTATCGGTACTGATAAGGCTAGCTGGTTGGGAGATTTAAACCCAGCATTTTTGGCAATTGATGCAGGGATGCAGGCTAACAAAGTTTCCGCACAGGCGGCAGAAGTTTACGCAGGAGAAGCTAGTGCTCTTGCACAGTCTGCTAACTCTGTTGCTAACTCTGCTAACTCTGTGGCTAACAGAGCACTAGATAAAATAGGTAATTGGGTTACGTATAAACTTGTTAATCCAGACCCAACAAATTTTATCAGATATTCTGGATCATTTAAATTTAATGCCGATCTTGGTATTGGGTCGTTATATAATTTTGTTGAGTTTAAAGATGGATTTACTCCGTCTTTTGGGGAAGATGGAACGATTTTAATAACTTTACCGGCAGAGTATTTTAACAATACTTATTCGTCAACATTATTTTTTTCGGGAGATTTATCTTACCGTACAAATGATAATAGGACATTATACGCTAACCCACAATACAGATTAAGTAATAGGGTTATCCGTATGTATGCTATTGGAGGTTATATTCCAAGTGGTAGTCAATATAGATTCTCTATTATATCACGTATGTATTATATAGCAGATTGGTTAAAATAAATGAGTATTTATGATCAAAATTGGAAAAGCTATGCAATGTACGTAACAAGCACAGTAGAGACTAACTGCAATTATGGTAGTGTTGAGTCGTGGGCTATGGCTGGTATTGGTATTATGCAATGGACATATGGCAGGAGTTGGGATTTATTAAATCTGCTAATAACTGATTATCCCGATACTGCTAACCAACTACCAATTTTGTTACCTCAAATCCAGGCAGGTAGAGACGCGTGGGGCAACAAAATTTTTACGCAAAATGAAGCTAATGAGGTTAGTGCTGTGCTTGTTACTGATGAGGGTGTTAACACACAAAATAAGTTGTGGGAGTCAGATTGTGATAATTCTTATATTCCGCTTCTGCGTGATGAGTGCGGAATAACTGATCCTAAGACCGCTATTTTTGGGTTAACAAATTATCATCAATCTCCACAAGCATTTTATCAAATTTTTAACGGATGTGGTAATTGTAACTATGATGTGTGGTATATGACAGTACTTAATAACGGTATAGTTGGTAGTTATTCTAATAGGCAAAATACTGTTAAAGCCCTGTTGGATGAGTGGGACGGAGAAAGTGGTAAGGAGGGTTTTGGTAACTATGACCCACAACATAGTATCGGAGGTAATCAAAATCAAAATAGTGGTAACCCAGATAATACCTCAAAACCTTTTGAGACATCCATAAATATTAAGTCATTACAAAAGTTTGGTAAAACATTCTTTTTATACTTGGATAACCAGGGTGTTAATAAAAAGATTGAGTTTTATCAAGCTAGCGATAAATTATGGTTACCAATTTATCGCAACGAAAAAATCCAGGGAGAAACTACTACTACCCCTCAGCCGTCTTATCCAGATACAGGTACAGGCACACCAGACCAGCGTCAACAATTAGTTGACAAAATTTTAAGTTATGAGGGTAAACTCGGCTACTCTCAATCTGGTGATCTGCGTATGTGGCCCGACAATGGTTATGCTGATTGCTCTGGGTTAGTATGGCATTGTTACAACAGTGTTGTGGGTGTGGAGATAGGCACGTGGACGGGGACACAAGTAGAAAACGGCACACTAATCAAAGAGGGTAGTGGGACATTAGACACAAGTGATATGCTTAATGGTGATTTAGTATTTTTTAACTGGAGTTATCATAATCCGTTTTTTGACCACGTGGAAATGTATATAGGTAACAATCAATTATGTGGGCATGGGGGTGACCCATATTATGGTCCAACAATCAAGCCGGATGCAGGAGCATACTCAAGGGATGCTTTTGATTGGCAAGTAAGGAGGTATATATGATTATTGATGTATCAAGATGGCAGGGAGTTATAAATTGGGATGCGGTAAACGGCGCTATTGATGGTGCTATTATTCAGTGCGGATTTGGGGATGATATTCCTGCCCAAGACGATCCATATTTTTTACGTAACATACAGGAGTGTGATAGACTGGGTATACCATATGGTATATACCTCTATAGTTATGCTAGTAATAAGGCTCATGCCGATAGTGAGACAAAGCATCTTTTAAGACTTGCTAAAAAATGTAATTTGGCTTTGCCAATTTACATTGATATCGAGGATGCAAGCATAAGAGGGAGTTATAATGCTCAGTATTTTATAGACATGGGTCAGGCAATTGAGGACGCAGGATATTGGTTTGGATATTACTGCAATGAGGACTGGGCTAAAAATGTTATTAAAAATAGCCTTGATAGATTTACCAGTTGGGTTGCTAACTATAGTCGCAAGCCTAGTGTGCCTTTTGATATCTGGCAGTATTGCAGTGACGGGAGTGTGCCCGGGATTAATGGAGGAGTTGATTGTAATGAGATGGTAAGAGATTTGTTAAAAGAGATCAAAGGTAATTCGGGGGCAAACAAGCCCACAGAAAAACCAAAGCCGAGTGGGGTTGATTATGTTGTAAAAAGTGGAGATACATTATCAGGTATTGCTAGCTTATATGGGACGACTTACCAAAAGATTGCTAGTGATAATGGTATAAGTAATCCTAATATTATTTACCCAGGACAGGTTTTAAAAATTAATGTCGGGGGTGCACCATCACACAAAATTTATGTTGTAAAACAGGGTGACACTTTGTCAGGCATAGCAAGTCAGTTTAATACGTCTTACCAAAAGATTGCTAACGACAACGGTATAAGTAATCCCAACTTGATTTATCCGGGTCAGCAGTTAATCATCAAATAACAAAAGCGGGGCGTTTGCCCCGCAATTAAAAGTTATCTGTTTGTTTCTCCTGCGTTAGAGTGTACAAGTTCATTTTCTTCTAACGTTGCCCATATCGCTTTTATCTGACTTTGATTTCCTTCTATTGCTTGATTCATAGATTCAACGCCTGATGTGATTGTTTGCTGTGCTTGCTCTAAGGCGCTTATTCTGTTCTCCAATGTTGCTGTGTCAAGCACTGGGATTTCTGGTGTCTCTTTATTTTCTAGTTCTGTTATTTTGTCAGATAAAAGTGATATCTGTTTTTGTTGCTCTTCTATTACTTTCTGGTTATCGTTTGATAGTACTAAGTATGATGTGTAGGCTGTGTAACCAGAGAGTAATATGATGAGCAGGAGTAAAAACCAGTTTCTCTTAAGATAATTCATTTTCTCACCTCCCTTCTTTTTAGATTTTTATTACTTGGCACCACCTCCTTTACTTTAATATTATGGTAAGCAAACCTTTATTGATTCTTCTGTAAAAAATTTTACTGGGTATTCTAATTCTGGATATCTGTATTGTATTAAATCATAAACTGTATCTCTTCTTAAAACTACTACTTCTCCCTCAAAAGTGTGATAGATTGTTATTATGGTGTTTAAATCCCAAGTGTTATTCATTACTAAAATTTCTTTTACTAGTACCATTAAATTCCACCTACTTTCGTTAATTTGTATAACATTTTTCCAGTAATTGAATTCTTCTTCTAGTTCGTCGATTGGCATAAAAATCGCTGATTTATAAGTGTCTTCTTTAGGTATTCCATAAGTTAGTTCTTTTAAAATCATAGATAACACCATGCCTCCACCAGAATCTACATGTGCGTAACATACGGTTCTATCTGTTTCGCTATATTTATCCTTTTCTTCCATCTCGTACTACCCCTTTCTCATATTTAGAATCATTCTCATTAAATTTATATTTGATTCTAATTCATCTAAATTACATTTTACGTATACTTCATATGATGTTTTCTTATCATTACCAAATATTAAATTATCAAGCACTACAGCTTTCCTAATTAATGTTTCTACAAAACTAAGCTTTTCTTCGTGATTTACATCAAAATGCTCAAGTGCTATCTGTTCCCATTCTCTTCTTAATTTCATTTCTTCTT